CAGTTCCTAAAACGTTGAAAACACCTCGCATCATTGCCATTGAGCCCACTAGCATGCAATACATGCAGCAAGCGCTTAAGGCGATGCTTGTCCGGTCGATCCAGGGTAGTGATACTCTGGGTGAGGTCGTCGGTTTCGACGACCAGTGGCGCAATAATCTTCTTGCGTCTGAGGGCTCCATTGATGGAGCCTTTTCCACACTCGATTTGAGTGAGGCATCCGACCGTGTTTCCAATCAGCTGGTTAGAGAGATGTTAAGTCCGTTTCCTCATTTGTTTGAGGGGGTGGATGCGACTCGCTCTCGCTTAGCTGACGTGCCTGGCCACGGAGTAATCCGTTTAGCCAAGTTCGCGTCTATGGGTTCAGCTCTGACGTTTCCCATTGAAGCTATGATTTTTACAATTGTGGTCTATCTGGGAATACAGAAGAGCTTTGGACACCGCCTCTCTCGGCGTGATGTTCTTACGTTGAGAGGAAAGGTGCGCATCTTTGGGGATGATATTATTGTCCCTGAAGACACAACGGTAGACGTGATGGAGACACTACGAACCTTTGGTTTTGTGGTGTCCCCACACAAGTCATTCTGGACTGGAAAGTTCAGGGAGTCTTGTGGTAAGGAGTACTACGCTGGCCACGATGTTTCTGTGGTTCGCGTAAGGAAGTTAGCTGTCCTAAAGGATGGCAGCTTTGCACTCCCTAACTCACGTCGGTTTGCTCGAGAGACCGAGTCGTTCGTCCAGCTCCGAAATAGGTTTTACCTATCAGGATTATGGACAACGGCCGCTTGGCTTGATAGGAAGATTGGAACCCTTTTGGGGGGCCATTATCCAACTGTCGAAGTTCAAGAGTCTGGTCATTGGAACGATCAGACTTCTAGGTCTCAACTGCTTGGTCGGTGGTCCGTTCTTCCGAAGAGAGTTTCTAGCTCCCAGGATTGGCGGATAAACCCCGACTTACACAGCCTCGATGTAAGGGGTTGGGTTACATCGCATCAGATCCCTTCTAGTAAGGTGTCAGGTGTTGGTGCCCTGCAGAAGGTGCTTAGTCCAGATCGGCGTGAGCCTTTCGAAGACGTGGAGCATCTCGAGCGAGCAGGTCGTCCTCAGTCGACCCACATAACACTGAGGTGGATGCACTACCATTAATTATGGTAGTGCGCTGTGAGGCGCAGTGATGCGTCTCGCGGAGGTTGAAGTATCCAAGCCTCCTTTGTAACAACAGCATACTGAAAAGTCGGTATTTCTACCGATGGGGAGCGTT